GCCAAAAATTTTATACCAAACTCACCACGATAAACGACTTGTGTGGTGAGCTCCTGTCCCAAATAAGAGGCGGCTTCAAGATAATGTTCTGGACATAAATCTGTTGTCAACCCGTCATCACCGCCATAAACGCCTAAAGATGAATAGGCCTCATTAGCGGTTAGGCCCTGGATACGGAAGCCTACAAATGCAACGAACGCATTGACGATGGAGTTGAACAAAGCAGTTTCTGGAGAACCAGATGCCCTTGTGAAGTCGGTAAAATAGTACGTGCCAAAGCGACCGCGCCCTAGCAAGCCGTACTGTGAGGACAGTAAATCAGCTAGTTCTTCATGGAATTTCGGATTGAAGGCTAGCATCATAATCATCCTCTCAAGCTCACGCATGACTTCCGTACCGTGCCCGTCGAAACGTGCAAAATCGGTATTAACGGCGAAGTTGAGTGCTGCGCTTAGAACGTTGTTAACGCGCATAGCAATTAGGCGTGGGCATTTCCCGAAGGCATACCAAGATTGTCTTTTCATAATTTCACCAAAAGCGTAAGTAAATGCGCTAAAGTCACGCTTGTCCGGGCCATTAATGACCGATATCACTCGGGCATCTTTAACATTAGAAACGGCTTCGGACTTTAGGAAAGTGGAAGTGCAACGATCTGGTACGCCGTGTTGAGCGGCGTATAAGATTTGCCTCTGAGCCGGACGGCTCTGCTTATCCAAAATGGTGTCATTATCAACGGGAACCAAACGGTGCACGAGATCGACAGGAACAAGTCGATCAGCAAATTCGGACATGCACTTACGAAAGAAAGGGTTGACGGGCTTACGAGCCACAGTCACCCGAGCTGCCACACAGGGGTCAATGACCCGACTTTGTATGGCCCGAATTTCATTACCCTTAGTGCGACTTGGTGCAAAGGCACCATCAATCAACGAAGACATGAAACCGACCATGCTTGGAGCAGCGTCGGGATCAAATCGCACGGGGTCAAATTGATAACTATGAACTGAGTCTTCTAATGGGCATACTATCGCAGGTCTGTCGAGAGAAGGGACGGACCTATGATAATCTGTAGCCATCGATGATTGTACTCTATCACCTCCCAAGAAACTTGAGCAGGTGTTCATTGGCAGTTCATGTTTAC